GGCTGGTAAAGCCTGATCCTGAACCCTTCATGGGCTGGAGGGTAAAGACTGCCTGCGGGCTAGAGGCACTAGACCCTTCAAAGGTGATGTCCGGCAGCATCCTCCAGATGAAGCCAAAGTTATGACCATCGTCAATGTCAAACTCTGAGGAGGAGATATAGGCCTCGATAGCCGCCGGTGTACCGGTCTCGTTGTCATTAACACCAAACTCGTGCTGAACTAGGTTGTTAATGTAAGTGGCCGCTATCGGGTAGTCCTGTAGGCCGCTATCTAACCATGCCGTTCGGGCCAGAGTTCCGTAGTACCAGGCTTTTTCAAGGTAGTTATAGATCACATACCGGTCAATGGTGCTAGATCCAGCGGTGGGGTAGAACCACCAAACCTCTGTAAATCCCTCACTTGTCCCAGCAAAAATCTGGTCGGTCTGCTGAAGGTTGATGTCATTAAAGATGAACCGGCGCAGGTCGCATGGCAGAGTCTGAACCCGGCCATCGTAGTAGTAGAACTTGTCGATACCAATCCAGTAAACAATACCGGAAGCAAAAGCCACGGCATTTGGGCTTTGGATGGAGATGTTATCTGCCAGAAGTGTGGCTCCCCAGACACCGCCTTGTGGGCCAAGGTATTGAAGAGAGTAAAAAGCAGAGTCAGTAATTACGATGATCTCTTGCCGGGACTGGATTACGGCAACAATTGTTGATCCACTGGAAAGTCTCAGACTGCCAGCTTGATTGGTAGCGCTGGGCGTCCAATTCACCGCCGACTCCTGATCCGACCACCGAATCAGCATTGGGTCTAGGGTTCCAGAGCCGATGTCGTTTGCTCCAAAAGCCATAGCAAATCGATAAACGTCGGACACAAATACCTTATTTACCGTAGTCGGAACCCCAGAAGCCCCTCCAAGACTGGACAAAAGCACACCCCGATTGCTGGTCCCGGCAGAGGAATCCCAGTAATAGATTTGGCTTCCACGGTAGGCAAAAATTAGATCTTCACCAAAGTTAGCCTGACTCCAGAGACGGATTAGTTCAGGAGTTGTGCCTCCTACACCCCAAGTCCCAGCCCCCCAAGATCCTGCGCCCCATCCTGTAAACGGAACCTGTGTTGCAGCGCCCACATGAATTTGATAAGCACCAACCACAGATGCCCCACCGTTTCCGGAATCATTCGCATTCGCAGTTACAGCCGCTCCGGTCGTTGGATTCTTGGCTACGATGGTGTAGGTATCGGCGGTCAGAACCTGGGCAATCTGGTAGTCCTGCTCAAGGACTGCTTCTGTGATATTTCCTCCAGCCCCAAGACCGCTAGCACTTACCCCAGAGAAGGTCACAAAATCGCCTGTGTAAGCTCCGTGATTAATATCCGTAACGGTGATGGTTGAGCTTCCATTAGAGGCCGCGAAGGTCACATCACCAGCCGCCGTGGTGGCTCGGATGGGGGTGATGTCATAGTAGGCAGCGCCTTGCTCTATGTAGAACTTAAGGTTAGTACCCACTCCGATTAGGTTAGCCCCGCCCAGGGTCACCCAGTTCCACAGGGATCGGCACACTCCTAAAAACCGGTTATTGGATATTTGTTGCCAGCCGCCAATCTTCTCAGGGCTACCTTGACGGAAGCGGACTTTGTCGCATTCGTACCAGCCGCCTTCGGTGGTATACCGGGTGTTTTCTTTGTTCACACCTGGTTTAAACAGTATCTTTTTTAACATGTTATCATCCTGCCATTAACAAGGAGATCACTATGTATGTTTATATTTGGAAAACACCAGACGCAATTCCGTTTTACGTTGGATTTTCTAAAAGCCGTCACCGCACCAATCCCAATAATGGCGGCGGAAGAAATTGGCTTACCAAACAAAAACTTAGTGAAATTGGGTGTCATAACGTAATTGTTGAAATTCGTCCAGTTGAGTCAATTGTGGCCGGGAGAGCGCTAGAGCGCAATCTCATAGCAGAGCTTGGTCGAATACAGACGGGAACTGGCACTTTAACCAATCTTCGTGAAGGCGGAGAAGGCACCTCATCGCCGTCCCCAGAGCATCGTGAAAAGTTGCGCCAACTTCTTTCTGACCCATCACATCCTGCGCACAGTCCAGAATCCCGTGCCAAACTTAAAAAACGTATGCAAGATCCTGATGTCAAAGCAAAATTTACAGGGGATGCGAATCCATCAAAGCGCCCAGAAGTGCGAGCTAAGCTCAAAGCTAAGTGGGAAAATCCTGACTTTAGAGCCGCAATGAAGCTTGCAAGGACTGGGGTTAAACGAACTTTGTCTGAAGAAAATAAACAAAAATTACGAGACAGGTTAGCGTCCAATCCAAACATGTCAGGATGGTCAAGTCGCAATGGAAAAGACCTAGACTTTGAGGCTAAAAGAATAGATGGGATTCGTAAGGCCCAAGAAAAAAGAGTTGAAAAAATGTCTGATCCAGTTGCCTTGGCCCAGCGCAAAGAACGCCTTAAACAAACAATGAACTCTGAAGAATTTAAATCCAAACGATCCCAGTGGGATACCCCAGAATACCGAGCCAAGTTATCAGCGGCAAAGAAAGCATACTGGGAAAAGAGACGATCCATGATCAGCTCATAAATAAGGCAACTTCAGCTTTGCGGCGGCGCGTCAATCCTTTTTCAAAAGCACTGCCCGGATTTACGTACATCATAAACCCCTGAGCAATTCTTTCCAACGGCTCATCCCTGATTATTCGCTGGCGAAGGGTAGACCTCTGAAACCCACCTACACCGATGTTGTAGCTAAGAGCGACACAAGCGTCAAACAAGCCTTGACGCCCAGATAGATTAGGGGCAAGTCGAAGAACACCACGCTCAAAACTGACGAGGAGATTCTTGAAGCGCTCCTCCAGCTCTGGCTTTGACCATTGGCGGTTATGCTCTGGTGCAAGGGGAAACTCCTTTCTGATCATTCCGGTGTAGCCTTCTTTGCGAATCACTGGCAGGCGAATCTGTTCCTGATGCAGCACCTCACCCCAGCCCACAGTCCATATTGATGCAGGACATAAATAGGGCCGGTCACGATACCCCTCAAACTGGTGCATTACGTGGATGCCTGCCTCGGACGTTTTCATTTCTTAAAGGACTGAGACCCGAACCAAAACGCAATCACAGATGAAAAGATGATGGCCGAGTCCTCATCCCAGAGGATTGCCATAGCTTGATCAAACGGCACCCCGGTCTTCCAAGCGTAGAAAAATCCGAAGATGTTCACAAAGAGCAGCATGGAGAACATGCCGTAGGTAATGACTGGACGGACGGATGCCCGCATATTGATGACCCACTGGGAGGCTCCCTTGCCGATTTCGATGTCGTGGGCGTAGAGCGCCTGGCGTTCCTGAACGGCAGTTTGCATAGCCACTTGGTCAGTCCGGATCTCCTCGACCCTAGCCTGGGCGGCGTATCCTGCGGCAAGCATCTTCAGCTCCCGCTCCGTCTGCATCTGAGCTAGTTCAAGCTCATGTTTCTTATCCGACCGATCTTGGAAGAAGTCCAAGACCTTGGGCAGGCCGCCCATCAGGAATGAAACTAATGTAGATAGTAAAGTAATCATCACCACACCTTAGTCAGTTTAAGAACCACATAAATTATTAGCGACAAAACCCCCAGCACCAGCCATTCATTCCGTGTTGCCCTGCGGTCAGAGTCGTATTCCTTTTGTAGGTCTTTGCGCTCCTTCCGCAGCCTTACTTCTAATGCTTGCACTTCATCTACCGCCCGCTTACCAAACTCTTTCTCAATCTGTTTAAATGCGTCTTCCTTGTTGCGCCGCAGGTTGTACAGAATCTTGTACTCGTTGATGGCGTCGATATACATCATGTCGCCACGGCGCTGAACTTCCTGTTGTTTTCTTCTCCACGCTACCCGGGCGCGAGCTTCCTCGTCCAGAAAAGCGTTGACTTCTTTGGCTGTCTCTTTGATGTCCCGCCCGGCCTTGAGCGCCTCGCGGATGCCACCTAAAGCAGTTTGAACGACCTTGGATGGGTCGGTAGGATCGGGCAAGCCCATCTACTGTCTCCATGCGACTATCAGCAGGGAACATATCAGAGACAGACCAAAAAGCAATAGCCCGAACTTAGGGGCTACTTCAACTTGGATAATGTCTTTGCTAGCCGCGCTCTCTGTCCGAGCTTCCCGGGTGCTTTGGCTGCGGCTGCTAGCTTTTTTGCGGGGATTTTCTCTCCGCTTTTGACACCAAGGGATTTTCGTAAAGCGCCTGGTTTCTTGATGGCTGACTGTATCCATTTATCAGTGCTTCCGCCCTTTTTAAACACGCCCTTGCCTTTAAGAATATCGGCTTGGGTTACCTTACCGTCGCCTGTTAGATCGGGAAAGTCTTTAGCCATGATTTACTCCAGTGCTTGGATTTGAGCTTGCAATTCTTGAAGTTGTGCAAGCAGTTGTTCTTTGGTTTGAGTAGGCACGGGCTTTGAATCTGAAATAGGTTCTGTAAACACTCCATTTGCATAAGTCCACCCCGGGCCTGCGTTTGGACACTCAATCCACCCCTGAGCGGCAGCAAATTCAGCATCGGCTTCAGCCACATTGATTACAATTCCGTTTTCAATAATTGCGTATTTCATGTTTACCTCTAGGCAGGGAACACTGTAATTTGAACTCGACCAGCGGCTCCGGCTCCAGCAGCTTGGTTAGTGTCGCCACCACCACCACCACCACCGGGTTGAGTTCCTGCTGTGGCTGCTGTTGACGGACTTCCTCTGCTTCCGTCTCCACCATTACCACCATACGAAGAAACACCACCAGATCGAACTGTAGTGGAGCCATTAGCCCCTGCTCCACCGCCACCGCCTCCGCCCCAAACTGCTGCCCCGGCTAAACCACCTAATAAAGTAGACGAATCATATCCGGATCCAGATCCAGCGCCACCACCTTTATAAAGTGCGCTTTGGCCGCTTCTACCACCAATACTAATAGTTGTTGACGGGCCGCCAGCACCTTCTGCGCTCGTGTCTAAAGATGTAGTTGGTGCTATTGGGCCTGGGCCACCTGGAGAATTACTACTTGCGGCAGATAATTGACCGCCGCCGCCACCACCAGCACCTCCGCCACTTCCATTTGATCCTCCTGCACCACCGTAGGCAGTAAGCAAACTACCAATTGTTGTATTTCCTCCGGCAGTTCCATTAGTGTCAGATGATGCTCCAGCATTTCCACCGGAACCAATTGTGATTGTTTCAGTAGCTCCCATAGATGACAAAGTTACCCATCTATAGTTATAACCACCACCACCGCCACCGCCTCCAGCGTGAACGTTACCACCAGTGTTTCCTCGTCCGCCGCCACCACCACCGCCCCAAGCTTCAAGCAGGACTCGTGAACTAGCTGAATATCCAGCCGGCTTTGTCCAAGTTCCGGAGGATGTAAATGATTGAAAATTTATTCCTCCTGCATTTGCAAAACTCAACACGCCAGAACCATTAGTTTGCAATACCTGTCCGCTTGTACCATCGGCTGACGGAAGGGTGAAGGTCACATTAGACGCAACGCTAGCTGGAGCCTGTAGCTCGACATAGTTAGTCCCGTTATCGGTGTCCTCGGCTAGCCGTACCCGGCCTTGGGTCGTTGACGTACCGTCTAGGGTTATTAAGCCGTCGCCGTTAATAGTTGCTGCCATAATTTACTCCATCGTTAAAGCAGTTTTGACAGTGGCCTTAATGACCGCCGTGGATGACTCCCGGTCAATCTCTAAGTACCCCATACAACAAATGTTGTAATCCACACCGTTCTCATCTTTTTCACTTTTGATGGGAACTGAAATATCTAAGTTCTTAAATAAGTACTCTTTACCGTTCTCAAACACACGCCAGACATGATCCATCGTGCCTCGACCGGGCTGCCCGCGCGTTTTGTTGAATCGAATTGAGTACTTGTTCATACGATCTCCGCTGCTGGCATTGGTGCCTGAACCGGCTGGGCCATCTGAACCGACAGATTGAAATGCACAAACTTAATCGGCTTATCAGCGGCGTGACGGGTAAATGCGTGGGCTAGCCAAGCGTTAGTAAAGATCATCAGCCCCGGCTTTGGCTCAAAGTTAATCATCTTGCTTGCCACGGTAGCCTGAGAAGAGTCGGTCTCCGGTAAGTCGATCTGAACTTTGCCTGCCCGTGGGTCATAAAAGATAACCCGGGAAGAATTCTCGGGAACCTCAAGGAAGTAAAAACCTACGATCTGAGATCCGTACCCGTGGGTATGCTGCTCCATCGAGGACTGCTTGTGGTGTTCCTGAGTCCACATCTCCATATAGGAGGTCACTTTGTCCTGCATGGCGTAGCCCTGCTCATTCAGAATGTTCCAAGCGGTAGCGGCTACAAACTGGGCAAAAGGCTGAACTCGCTCATCGGCGTAGAAGTTCTCGCTCATTAAGACCGGATAGATCTCGTCAATCTTCTTCTCTTTGCGCTGTTTCTCCAAAGATTCTTCTGAAACCTTATTGACGGCTTCTAAGAAGTCTGGACGCTCAATCAGATAAATCGGGCAAGGAAAGTGAAAGGCAACATTCAGTTGTGTGTTTTGCACAACCTCTTTTACCTGTTCGGCGGCCTTACATACTTTTTTCTTGCCCATGATTTCTCCTTAATTTTATTTATGATAATGATTGTATTTGAGCCTGAAGAGCCTGTAGTTGAGCAAGCAACTCTTCTTTAGTTGGGGCGGGCGCAGGCTCTGGGGTTGAAGCAGTAGGAGGTTCTGTAAACACTCCATTTGCATAAGTCCACCCCGGGCCGCCTATTGGACACTCAACCCAACCTTGTTGCTTGGCAAAATCTTCGTTGGCCAAAATAACATTGACAACTAAACCGTTTTCAATAATTGCGTATCTATTAGACATTTAATCACCCTACCAAGTGTAGACACGAACCAAACCAGCGCCGCCAGCACCGCCCGTACCGCCAGTTGAACCGCTGGTAGCTCCACCTCCGCCACCACCTCCGCCGGGCGTCCCGCCTGCTCCGCCGGTTCCGCCATTTTGTCCGGCTCCAGATGCACCGCCTCCGCCGCCGCCACCTTGACGGCCAGATCCGGCTGCTCCATCTCTTGCTCCGGCAGTTGTTGTTCCAGCAGCACCACCCCCACCACTTGCACCTGCCGATGATCCACCAGCACCACCCGCATAGGCTGTACCATTTGTATTTGAACCACCAGCGCCACCACCCGGACCACCCTGAAATGAAGAACCACCAGCGCCGCTGGCTTGACCGGATCTAAATCCACCTCCTTGGCCTCCGCCCCAACCACCCGGGATTCCTACACCATTGATTCCACCGCCAGTGTTTCCAAAACCGCCACCAAATTGACCAAAAACTGCTACACCTGAATTGCATGGACTACTTGCCGGCGCACCGCCAGCAGTAGTTGAGCCAGCACCTAAAGCTCCACCACCGCCACCACCATTTGTAAAACACACTCCCGGATTTCTCGTTCCGCCTGATCCTAGACCACCACCATAAGCAGTAAGAAGTGATCCAAAAGTTGTGTTTCCACCTGCGGTGCCATTAGAACCAGCGCAGCTCGCTGAACCAGCGCCAGCATTTCCGCCAGCACCAATAGTTACGGTTTCTGTGGCGCCTACACACGCAGCTTTAAACAATCTTTGCACATAAGCACCACCACCTCCACCTCGGCCACCAGTCATTACTCCACTAGTGTCTCTATTGCCACCACCGCCGCCACCACCTGCGCCCCATGCCTCTACAAGCACAAAGGTTGCACCGGCAGGTTTGGTATAGGTTCCTGTAGATGTAAATTCTTGGAAGTTAGCTGAAGCGGCTGTAGCAAAACTCAGCGTTCCAGATCCGTTGGTCTGAAGCACTTGGCCGCTCGTACCATCGGCTGAAGGTAGTGTCCAAGTTACATTTGAAGCAACCGTGGCCGGGGCTTGAAATGCCACCCAGTTTGATGAATCTGAATCGGCAAGGCGCAAGTCTCCTTGACCCTGAATTGTCATGTTCCCAGATGTGTCAACTATTACTCTAGTCGTACCGTTGGTCTGTAGCTCAAGCTGACCGGATGCATCTCCGGTGCTAATTAAACCGCCAGATCCGCTTGAGGTTGCGTTTATGGTTGATGGCATTTTTTACTCCGGTTTGTTAGGCCACTGAATATCCCACGGGAAGCCTGCCTGTGCAGGTACATCCCGCAACGCTTGTCTGTATGCCGCCCAAGGGGTGCTTACTGAATCCACAATGTCTTTACCCTGAGTCCAGTCAGAGTCAGCCAAACGGCGGTTTCTGTCATCCCGCACATTCTTAGCCTGCTCGGTATCCTTGGCCGCTTTGGCATCGTTATCCATGTCGGCCACTGAGTACTTGGTGTACCACTTGCCCTCAACTTGCTCAACTCCGTCACGGAAGGCAACTTGGTATCTCCCCGGCTGGGCCTGCGGGCCTTCAAATACCGGGTCAGCCTGGAGAGCCTCAAGGACTTCTGGTGTCAGCCGGTCAAAGGATGGGCCGTTGTTTTCTCTTAGGTATTGACGCAGCTCCCCTTCGTACATCACTGCGCCGTTTGATCGAAGTCTAATTTGCATAATTACCTCTAGGCTATTGCCAAGAAAATGTATGTTGCATTATTGATGTTGACATTGTTGCCAACAGCGCTACTTAATTCAAATCCTGAGTTGGCTGTGTCTACCCAATCAGTAGTTGTTACTTCAGCTGCTGTGCTATTAAGCAATAAATAAGGATCATTACCAGCCACGATACCCCGCGCTGAATCCCAGACGTACCAGTCACCGGTGCTATCAGTGCGTTTAATAAGCACAAACCGACTTCCCGCAGTAAATCCACAGTTAATAGTTTGCGTGGAGCCTGTGCCTGTGTAGGTTCCTACTTTAGATACTCCAGCGCAAGTTGCAAATAGATAAGCAACAAATGTTCGGCTAGCGCCATTTGTATCACTGTCTGTGCCTACTGTAAAAACAGAGCTTGTCGGAGCTGTATCATTCCAAATTGCAGAGTTTACGGAAAAAGAATTAGTTGTATTTAATCTTGAGTGTTTTGTTGGCCCAGGCCCAGACGCATATACCATCCAAGCAGTAGATGCTGTTGATCTACTTTTAACAATCATTAATTCAGGTGCAACACCTAAATTGTGATTAAATGTTGTTGCTGAACCAGTTCCTGTATAGCAAACCACATCCATGAAGCCAGGGGCGCGGCGGAACATCCAAGATTGAATAGTAGAGTCTGATGAGGAACTATCAAACCAGCCATTCATGTAATCAAAATCATAACTAACAGAAGCAGATTCAGCGCCATTTGTATTAAATTTTAAAAACTGTCCGCTTGTAAGCCTGCTTGATACAAACCAGTCATAAGGAGATGTGTCTTTATCTTTGTAAAAAGCAAAATCAGTTACAAATCCAGATTGAAACCCAGGAGGCCCGCCACCAAACGTATCTGCATTGTAAACATCAGCCCCACTCGTAGGCGTCTTCATCGGCCCACGGCGAATGGCGATGTAGATAAACGTTCCTGCGCCCCAGGTGTCACTATTCATAGTAAAACCAGTAGATAATATATCAGTACCGCCCAAACTTGCTTCGGCTGACGATGAATTTGCCCCTAGTGCTGGGTCATTTGATCCAACTGGCATACCACGCATATTGTCTAATATCCACCACGTTCCTATGCTGGTATTTTTTATTAACAAAAATTGCGGCTCATAGCCCAATGTTGCTGTTGCAACTCCACTTGTTATTGTTAAAGAACCACAAGTAATCACATTGTCCAAACCAGTCAGACCAAAGCCGCCAGCGTCGTGGGCGAATAGGTAGGCGACGTAGTTTTCTCCGTTGCTATTTGTATAGGCACTTGTACCAACAGAAAATTGAGTAGATGTTGGAGTTGTGTTATTCCAATATGACGTACTTGTACTTTCTGCTTCAGTAGAATCCAAAAATACTGCTTTTGTATTGCCAAGACTTCGGTGATAAACAGTCCATTGGTAGCCAGATGTGGTTAAAGATTTAACAACAATTACACCTGGAACAGATCCTAAATTATGACTAACTGTTCGACCAGCAGATCCATTTCCAGTATACGTCACCACATCAAAGAACTTTGGCTGCTCGCGGAATGTCCATGAGACGTAAGTGTTTAACGATGATTCGTTTAGGTAACTTGATCCTCCAGCCGGAATGGTGAATCCGTTTGAGTTGAAGGTAAACGCATCAGTTAGTGTCGATTCAGCATTGGTGCTTTCGGTGCTTAACCGTTTGGTACCACCACGAACCGTATCCCAAAGTCCGTGAATTGAAGTGTTATTCCTTTTTTTAAGCCAAATCAATCCGCCCTTACCGGCCAAATCAACGCCGTTAGTAATTGTTTGGACGGAATCGTTGCCTGTGTAGAGCCACGTTTGGAATACATCCTCAATGTAATTAACTGCCGCAGATTGAGCGAACTCCCCAAATCCTTGGACAGATGCGGCGCCTCTGGTCGCAATCAGCGGCATTATGCAAACCTCGTCTGAGCGGCAAACACCGTAAATGCGGCATTCCCAGTTTTGATTACCGTATATGTGTAAGCATCAATACTGCTTGCGTTACCTGCCGACCATGCCGTACCACCCTGGTACTTAGGCGTTACCGAGCTGCCGTCTACTTGGACGACGTTGTTGTAGTAAGCCGTAGCACCTTGGGTAACAAAGAAAGCCACGGTCACAGACTCACCGGTAGCCATCAGCGTGTTCAGGCTTGTACCGCTCGATCCACGAAAGTTCACCGTCCAGTTAGCCGAGGCGTTTGAGGTGTAGTACAAAACCGCTTGGGTCGTGACGTCGTAGTTGATCGTTCCCGTAGCTGCCGTGGCCGAGATTGTGGCGGTCTCCAGCACATCGGAAATCTTTACTCCAGCAACGCTAGACGATCCAGTCATAATCGCCTTGCCAGCAAAAGTGGCTGACTGGTCTGTTCCTAACGTAACCGCTGTGGTCGTGCCGTTAGTCTGTAATATCAGTGTACCGGTCGTATCACCGGTATTGACTAGGGCGGTGCCGGATGTGGTTCCTGCTGCAATCGTACTCATCTTTGCTCCTTAAATCACGACCCAGCGCTGTCCGCTGGTCACTGTAATTGCATAACCTGAACTAATCGTTATTGGCCCGACCGACAATGAATTTGTCCCTGCCGGAATTGTATAGTTTTCATTCACGGTTGTAGTGTTATTTAGTAGCGCCCCGCCAGCTCCGGTTGGGTTTGCCACCGTCACAAATGACAGGTTTCCTGACCCATCGGTTTGTATCAGCTGACCGGATGTTCCATCTGCGATTGGCAGAGTCAGGGTATAGCTTACGGTTATGGTGGCCGGAGCTTGCAGCGCAACATATTGCCCTCCTGCCGAATCCTGTAGGCGCAGGTCGCCCTGGGCTGTAACGTCTACCTGAGTAAATACGCCGGTCGATGGGGTGGTAGCCCCTACTGAGCCATTTAGCGGGCCAGAGAATCCAGCCCCGGTCAGCGTTGTGCCGTCGAAAGTAAGATTGGCAGACCCGGCCAAAAGTCCGTTGTTGTTGTATTGAACTTGGGTATTTGAACCGCCAGGCGATACGCCAATCCGGATAAAGTCTGACCCGTTCCAAGCGACTAACGCCTTATCCCCAGCTGGTATCGAGACACCGGTTGTGGCTGAACCTTTGAGGACGACCGCCGCATCGGACTGATTGATCACCACATAAGCCTTGGACTGGCTTGGGGCAATCACTTCTCGGCTTACGCCTGGCGTCCCGGTTGGTATCAGGATGGCGCATCGAGCCTGATTGACGGCCCCTGAACCCGTGGTGGTTAGCGTCCAGTTTCCTGATGTAACACTAGCCGTGGCTGTAGCAGCAATGGAATCTTCAACCAGCTCCGTAATGCTGTTATTAACCGTTGTCCCCCACGTACCGTCCAACTCTCCGGTGACCGGGAGGGCAAAACCTAGTAATGAGGTATATGAAGTTGCCATTTTTATCCCTATGCCGCTACGTCAATCTCTTCCCAATTGGGTACTTGTGCATCATTAATCGTCTGCCAGTTCGGTACTTGAGCATCGTTAATCAAAGTCCATCCCGCTATAAATACTGTTCCTACTGCTCCAGTTCCAGCTACTCCAGTTACTAGCTTACTGTCATCTATCTCTACAGCTACTATACCAACTGCGCCTGTACCTGAAACTCCTGTTGGGGTAATTATTTCCCCAGTTGTTGTACTTACTGTTCCTACCGCACCTGTTCCGGATACTCCTGTTACTACAACCGTTTCATCGTACTGAGGCGTTACATTTCCTACTGCTCCTGCTCCAGATACACCAGCAACCTCATAGTTGCTATTAATCTGAAACGCTACATCCCCTACTGCTCCGGTTCCTTCTACTCCGGTCGGTACAACCGCATCATCAACTTCGGTTGTTACATTTCCAACCGCACCTGTTCCTGATACTCCAGTAACTTCATAGTTACTGTCAATTCTTAGCACTACATCATTTGCCGCTCCGGTTCCTACAACTCCAGTGACCATATAGGCCACAAGAGGAGTTACCGTTCCTACTGCACCAGTACCTTCTACACCAGTTGGAATGTCAACATTGTCAACACGTATTGCTACTGTTCCAACTGCTCCGTCACCCTGTACCCCAGTGACTTGCACCAACTTTAATACTTTGGTGGTTACATCATTTACAAATCCATCGCCCTGAACGCCAGTTAGAAGGACTGAATCATCAACTCTAAACGCTACATCACCAACCGCACCACTGCCCTGTACACCCGTTACCGGTACTTCGGCATTTATTCCACCCTGTGACGCAAAGGGCGCAGCGGCAAAGGCGGAAAAGCCAAACATTTAATCCTCTAGATCACTACCCATCGTTGACCACTCGTAACCGTTACAGCAAATCCAGACGACACAGTTACCGGCCCCACAGTAAATCCATTAGATCCGCTTGGTATCGTGTAATTTTCACTAATCGTTGTTGTGTTAACAATAATTGCTCCACTAGCTTTTGCTGGAGTGCTGGCTGTTTGCCAGGTTGGCAACGCACTTGCACCATTAGATGTCAATACTTGACCAGATGTTCCGGTTCCAGATACCTGTTGTAAATTACCAGTACCGGTAGTTCCAGCGGCTAAAAGACCATAAGCCGTAAGCGATGTAAGACCGGTACCACCTTGTGCAACCGTCACCGCTGCACCAGTAGTCAACACCGTTCCAGAGTTGTCTGGAAGAGTTAAAGTTCTATTGGCTGCTAAAGTTGTAGGCGTTAAGGTGACCGCAAAAGATCCCGTGCCGCCTGCTCGACCAGCAAGTACAACGGCATCCTGAGTTGACGCCGCTTCTGATCGTATTGCACTTGCAGCTCTAAAGGTTTGAGCGGCCGTAAAAGTCTGTGCCGTACCAAGCACTGCAACTGTACTGGTGACGTTTGGCAGAGTAAGCGTTGTGCTTGAAGCTAGTGTTGCTGGAGTAAGAGTGACGGCAAATGATCCAGTACCACCAGCTCGACCCGCCAATACTATAGCGTCTTGGGTAGATGCTGCCTCAGATCTAACGGCATTTGCAGCCCTAAATGTCTGTGCGGCTGTAAAAGTGTTAGCTGCGTTATTGGTAGTGAACGCTCCGGATGATCCAACTGCCACTCCAAGGGCTGTTAATACGTTAGCTCCAGTTGTAGTTGTTGACGGAGCTACACCAGCGCCACCTCCAATAACCAAAGCATTTGCTGCCAAGGCCCCAGAACTTGCAATAGCAGAGGTGCTAGAGAAATAAGGTATTCCGCCTGACGTACCAGAGGTAATGCCCGTTCCACCTTGGGCTACTGTAACCGCCGTTCCTGATTGGAGAATTGTTCCGGAGGCATCTGGAAGAGTTAATGTTCTGTTAGCCGCTAATGTCGTTGGCTGTATTGTTACAGCGTAGGAGTTTGTACCACCTGCCCTACCATCAATAATGACTGCATCTTGGGTTGCCGCTTCTTCAAATCTTGTTCCCGATGTTGTTCTAAATGTGTTCGCACCGGTAAATGTTTGACCAGTACCAATCGTTGCTACAGTATCAGTGACATTAGGCAGGGTTAAGGTTGTGCTTGATGACAGTGTTGCTGGTGTCAAAGTTACTGCATAACTTGCTGTGCCGCCTGCCCGGCCAGCTAGAACAATCGCGTCTTGAGATGATGCGGCTTCTGACCGGATTGCATTAGCGGCCCGGAATGTTTGAGCAGATGTGAATGTATTGCTGACATTAGTTACAGCAATATTCGCCCCGGCTAGCGTTGTCGCACCAGTACCACCGTTAGCAATCGGCAGGGTTCCAGTAACGCCGTTAGAAAGATCGATCTGCGCCCAGGCTGGATTATTGCTTGTACCGGTATTGGCTAAGTATCTAGTGGCGGTCGTATCTTTAGTTAAAAATACCGTTGTACCAGCAGCGCTTTGATAAGGAATAGACCCCTGAGCGCCGCCTTCCAAATTTGTAGCCGTACCGACCGAGATCCCGCTGGCCGTTGACCACTGAGGGGCTGTGCCGCTAGAGGTCAAAATAGTCGAAGCAGCTCCAATACCAAGCTTGGTAAATGCCGTCCCGGTAGCGTAATACGGCAGATCTCCAGCCGTATACGAAGTCAGTCCAGTACCGCCAAGTGACGTTGTTACCGGCGATGTCAGGCTGAACTGAGTTCCGTTAAGCGTAAGTCCGGTGCCTGCGGAGTAAACCTGGGAAGCACCGAACTGAGTAAACGTCAGGTTAGTCGTGCCAATAATTAACGGGTTATTTGTAGTGAGAACATACGACTCACCTGCCCCAGTATTACCCTCTTGGACAAAGAAATAATCGCCTTGACCAAGACCAGATGTGCTATCTGGTTTATAAGTGTTTTCTGTTGTTGCCCGGGTCAATACCCAGTTAGTGCCACCAGGATCTGGAGTTCCTACGGTTGTAACCGTGTAAATGCCATTTTCGTAGGCGTTTGTTTGGTTATAAACCAGCACTCGATTGGTGGTCGAAAGGTTAATTCCGTCAATCTGAAGAGCTGCTTTAGTACCAGCATTAGTCAGGGTTGCGCCTACGCCAGCGTTTACGGTTCCGCTAATTGATAGCCCGGTTCCGTTTGTCAGGGTGGTAATTTCTGGGCCGTTATAAGACAGCGACAGGGTTACTTGATTTGCGGCAGGGGCTGAAAAGACGTAATACGCAGTCCCGGATACGATTCCATTTGCCGTTGATGAGAAGACAATCTGGTCGTTTACCGCTAGGCTGGGCGATGTTGAAAACGTCAGCGTCTTGCTTCCGGTAATGTCAGTGACTGTTACCGCTGTGCCGCCTGCTGTATAGGTGGCATTAAGAGCGGTTGGACTCTCAACCCGAACCGGCGTGTGAATTGTGATTCCGCTTGAAACAGCATCATCCACATATTGCTTAGTGGCTAACTGAAGGGCCGATGACGGTGGTTGGGTAACCGCTACCGATGTCAGACCGGCCAGGGTCGATGCCGTGCCGCCAAGACTTACTGAGGTTGATCCTAGTGTTACAGAGCTATTGGTCAGCTGATTGTTGGCTACCGTAGCTCCGTTTTCAAACACCACGGCTGTACCATTTGTGTAGACCGACCGCTCTTGTGGGTAGGTTACAAATACATACTTAGTGCCTGCGGAAAAACTTACCTTGGCCCCACCTGCCGATGACGATAAAACCGTGTCCCGGGATAAGGTGGTGCCTGAAGATGTGTACGTTCCAATACCAACTTCCCACTCACTGCCACCTGTAATGGTGTAGTAAGTGGTATTTCCGTCCCCAACTGCGGCAAACGTCTGGAAACCGTTGACTGCACCCGCAAGGGTAATAGTCCCGTTTCCTACCGTCGTGGTGGTTTCTTGTACCCGATCTGCAAGCACCAAGGCCATGATTTACCTTTTAGGCGATACGAATAATTGCTGTTGCTGCGGCAGCTGCCGGGAACTGAATTTGGAAGTCACCTGACGACACTTGCTGATCACCACCAAAGCTCAGAACCGCACAAGCCCGGCCTGAAACAGCACCAACAGTCGAGGAGTTGTAAATCAGTCCGCCACAAGTAGTAAACGTGGCCGATGTCCAAGTTGTGTTATCAAAGTCACAGATGGCGGTTGTGCCGTCCGAAGTCGGAGTAACCGAAGTCAGGGTGTTGCCACCAGTGGTATAACCACTACCGCTACCCAGCTCATCTGAACCCAGATCGCTGTAGTTTGTGGTGGCTGCGCCAAAGGTTCCGCTGCCAGAGGCGGTTGCCTTGAGCAAGGCTAATTTAAATGTGTTACCGGTTGATGCCGTGAAGTCATGGAAGGCTCGCAGGATAGCGACCTTAAATGAGGTGGGCATTGCGGTTGTTACTGAAATAGGCATTTTATTTCTCCAAAAGTTGAGTTAATTCAGGATGCCCCGCCTCTCGGAGGCGGTTAGAAATCGTGGTGTGGTTTGACCTGACACACTGGTTGCCATAACTTACCAGCACCATACGAATGTGTTCACGGAAAGCCTCGGCCTGTTGACGAATAACCGGGTCTGCCGTTGCGCTAATAGAAATGATTCGATCAAGAGCGTTTTCAGCCAACTCTTCTGGAGTAAAGCCACGACCTGATACGCCCATAGCTTTGATGTTTCCTAAGAGTGCGCCGCCAGAAGCTGAAAGCATCATGCCACCTTAACCTTAACTTGCCCGTCACGGTAGGCATCTTCACGCAGTTTACCGTCAGCCATATTCTTGAGCAGAGCTATGGACTGAATGTACCGATCTTCGTACAGCTTGACCAAGTCTGGCTCGCCCTTCATAAAGGTGATCGCCTCAATCATGGCCCCGTTAAATAGCGCCATATCAAAGTTATCCCCAAGCCACGTGGTACCAGCTGTCACAATGCTTTCCGGGTAGTAACCGTAGTGCAACTCCATTGTGTATGTTGAGTTTGGAGTTGGGCCAAGGATAAACGTGTTTTGATCAAAATAAGCGTAATGCGTAGGTTTCCCAGTCACAGCCGGAAACGGAAACGCTTGGCGAATGTAGTTAACATCTTTATTAAGCAGATACTCATACGCCCCGGTGGTGGGGTCTACGACTGCCAGCGAATACGTGTACAGAAAGTCCGATGGCATAGCCAGGTATTTATTGTTTGCGGTCGTCGTGCCGGTCACGTTTTTACGAATAGCCGGAGGCTGGCAGCTGTTGTAAATCCGCTGCTCAGCTAACCGTGTAAACGTCGCAAACTCATCCTCTGTGAAAGTGTTTTCACAGTAGTCGGCTATGTTGGCTTTTAAACTGGTGTAGTTCATTTAAGCCATTGGGCCGTGAGCCACTTTTGCCTTAGTTGCAGCACCAGTTCCACGGATCTGGGTTGCGCCGTTTTTGTTTACCGGAGGAAACTTGCCACGGCTAACATTGCCAACCGACATATTCATGGTGTTGGTGTACTGGGTGCCGTTTTCCTGAAGCGGAAGCTTATTAGCGGTCACTTTTTTACCAGTCATGGTATGCGGCTCAGCATAGACACTGGCTGGGCCAATCTCTTTGCCGCCTTTTTTCATTGAGTATTTAGGCATGATTAGATCCCCGTTGCGCGGACTTTACGAACAGGCGACATCTGGTTGGCAACCTTTGCCAAGCCACGCCCAAGCTTCTTCATTTCCAGATTGGTCTTGCCGCCAGCGCGATAGCCTTTGCCATGCATCTTCTTCTCATGGCTTTTGACCTCGGCCTTGGCGACCTTTTTCATTGCTGATTTATCCATTTCCTACTCCTAAGTTATAACTATTGTTACCTGCCCTACGCCACCTAACCCTAAAACCTGTCCTATTGCGAATGTATCTCCGGGTTCTATCGGCCCTATCTGCAACGGTAATATCAAAGAACGGCTCTGTGGGTAACCGGTGAAATCTGGTCTGGGATTGCGCAGCGCCTGGGGATCATCAACCGGGAACATTCCCAGCTGGAGCTGCGGCTGATCCGGGTTCCAGCACTCCGGGCAAGCCAAGATATTTACGTTCTTTGTTTTAATTACGAGCTGCGCTAACTCCTTTAGTTTGTATCTGAAGCCACAAATGTCGCACTCAGATATTGCCCATTTACCACTAGCGAACCGATTACCCATATCACGATGCCGATCCTATGAAGTACTGTCTCGGCACAAACCGATCCGCTGCCTTTTCCCTGTCCTCACCAGCTGCAATATTCCAAGCCTCATCATAGGAGGCTTTGAGCATCTCCAGCCGGGGCGTCCCTTCCGGTATTTTCATCGCAATGTAGTACGCAAGTCCAGCGACAAAGCAGTTCAAAAACCGCCAAGGAATATCAAAGGTATTGATGCCATTTCCGGCGTCCTGCATCCGGCGCAGTCTCCAGTACACAAACTGGTAATAGGGGTTACCCAGAGTCCCTTGATTTGGGGTGGGCCATACCGTAACCCTTGGGTAAGCAGTGGCACCAGGAGAATAGTCACTGGTAGCCGGATAAGCCTGCCCGGTAAGTCTCTGTACCCAGACTTGAATCGGCCTGCCCTGGGTCAATTTATTGGGGATTGTGGCGTAGGTGGAGGAGCTGATCCGGGTAATGGTCAGGTCAGCCTGTGTAGCCGGGTTGTTTTGCCCGGTACGGATCACATGATCCAAGAGATCAACTGTATCTACAGGCAAGTCATAAGTATTGGTGCCTTGCAACAAATTGATCGTTCCCTGTTCGATTGTCCACAGGTTAATCCCACGGTTGCCCCAATCGGCCAGCATGAGGTTGATACTGCGACGAGCCGTTCGGAGGTCATATCCAGAGCGCATCTCGCGGCCAGCCCGTTCAAAGGCTTCCTCGCACATCTCATTGAGGTCTGGATTAAATAGGTTGGTTCCGGAAGTCGTCATGTCACTTTCCTATGCCGAGCAGTCTTTTGAGCCACCCCTTTAGGCTGGGGGACGAACTGCTTTCCTGCGGCTTTTCCGGCTCGCTTGGCTCGGGTGGTCGCGGCGTACTCTTGCGAGGAGAGCGCTTTGATGGCGCTGGAAGGGAGGTATCTTTCCCCTGTCGCCTCCGATCCTTGCGTAGATGGTTTGCCACTTTTAGTTCTCCACTTTTGCTCCGTCCAGGACTTTAGGCTTTTCTGAGATTTTTTTAAGCTCATTCCATCTCTCTCGTTGTCTGATCTTCCTAAAGTCTTCGGATGTTGCAATTAGCCATTTAAATACGTTTCCGTCAGTATCCGGGTTGTAGACGGGGCGCCTAATCTTTGTATCCGCCTCCAGCCTTTTTGTACTTGGCTGCCAGTAGCTGAGCTTTTCGAGCCGACCACTGGCCAGGCGAACCTCCTTTTCCACCAGCCTTAATACTTTCAAAGAGCCGCTTTCGCATCCCTGGTTTGGTGTAGTTTCCGGCTTCATTTACCTTGCTAACCTTTCCACCTTCTGCGTACTCAGTGAAATCCGTATCATCCCGGCGACGCTTAGTCTTGGCATTTGGCATCTTGGACGGGAGGATCGCTCCCATCCCTCGGCTGGCTCTCATCTCAGCAAGCCTTGCCGCCGCCCATCATCTTGACCATCGTGCCACGGGTCTTACCCTTTTTGGCAACGCCGTCAGCTGAACGGGTGTATCCACCAGCGGACATCTTCTTAGCCTTGCCGCCATACTTCATGCCAGCTTCAGCCATCTCGTGCTTGATCATGGACTTGGGAGCGCCTTTTTTCTTCATAAAGGACACTTCTTTTTCCATCATTTTCTTTGATTCTTTCATTTCATTCTCCGTTTAGGTTTGGACATACCAGCCTCACTCAGGCCGATTGCAATAGCCTGCTTGGGGTTAGTTACTTTTTGGCCGGAAGATGACTTCAGCTTGCCGGCCTTGAACTCTTTCATAACCGTTGCGACCTTATTCTGGCCGTTGATCTTCCCGCCTTTTTTAGCCTCAATTTCCTTGGGCTTACCAGGCTTGGGAGGACGGTAGATTAGATCTTTGGGTTCGGCTTTAGGGTAGCTCATTAGATCATCCGTCCACGGGTTTTACCTTTTTTAGCAATGCCATCTGCTCTCTTAGAAGCCGAGGAGACCTTACCACCTTTTTTCATTGGCATAGCTGCCGCAGGCACTCCAGCACCGGGACTGGCTGCGGCTGCCATTCCAACATTAGGTCTGGCTGCGGCTGGCATCCCCATTCCAGATTTTGGCATGGGCATAATATTTGGCGTTGCTGTTGGTTTGGCACCTAAGTTTTGTAACACTGGAGCGATGGGAATATTAGTTGATAAAGGTCTATTCCCTACTGCCGATTTTGGAATCCCAGTAGGCAGTTTAGGAGCAGCGGTAGACGGGTCGTATGTTGACCTTGTATCAACTGGAGTATTACGTCTTGATGCTAATGTATTAAGAATTCTTGAATATTTGTTTTGCATTTAAATCATCCTCCCACGGGTTTTACCCCGCTGGGCGATTCCGTCAGCCCGCTTAGAAGCAGAAGAGACCTTACCGCCTGACTTCATGCCACGGCCAATCTCACGAGTCAGATCAACCATCTCGTCTGGGCTGCGGCGAGGACGGCGAGTCATACGCTCGATAGCCTCGATGCCAGGCGCCATGACATTAGATGCTCCCTGAACTGCCCGACGCATCGGCCCCATGCCACCTTCTTCATCAACTTTGGTTTCTCTGATCTTGCGAAGCATACGACCAAGAGGGGCGGTCTGCTCCTCTTCCATAGTCTCAGCAATCATACGGGCTGGTGTGCGCGGCATCATTTACCCCTTGCCAATAAGTCGATCAATTTTTTCTTCAAGGCGGTTAAACCTTGCGTCAATGTGTTCAGTAATTCGCTGAACTTCTTCTTTAGTAACGTGATCACGGGCTACCTCCACACGTGTGTCGTTAAGTTTTTGTTCAATCTGGTCTATTTTCCTAAACTTTTCCTGTGCCATATATGCCACCAGAGCAAAAAACGCTGCGGCTAGGGTAAGAAGACCATTCCAAATAAGACCCACCGAGTCCATTTAACCGCATCTCCATCGTTTTAAAGATTGATTTAACCGGCTGTTTGGATCGCGTTTGGTTTCTGGATTGGCTAATTTCTTCATGCCTTCCATCCTTGCGCAAAACGATTTCCGTCGAGCTGCGCGTTTGCCGGTGGGGCTTGATTCAGTAACAGCAGTCTGCAACTTTGAGCCAGGATTGGCTTTCCGATAGGCTTTAACGCCCTTCTCGGTCATGCCAGCACCTTGCTTGGTGGGCCGGAAGTTACCCGACTTCACCGAGGTTTTGATGCCCATGCCCTTAGCCATTACGCTGCCTCCTTAGCTGCATCTACCGGGCGCAGGCGGGGATATAGATAGTCATCCCCAAAAGCGCCTTCATATTCATGGATACCCATGTGACCAAGCTTGATAGTTGGGTCAATCCATACGCTAAACCCAGCCTGTCTTGCCCGCTCACAGAACACAAAGTCCTCGCCCATGTAACCTTCTTCCTGGCTCAACAGGAAGTCAAAGTAGGTATACATGTCGCACTCGTGGTTCTGGTCGTAGTATTTCCACTCAGGATGTTGATCTCTTAGAGTCTCAAATACTTTGCGCTGGATCATCATAAAACCGGTACCAACACGCTTTGCCCTGACCAGACCCATCGAGTCCATCAGGACGTTTCCATCCTCATCATGGTCGAGCATGGAAAAGTAAACTTTCTCCTTCTTCCTGGCGCATCCAACTCCGGCCACGATTGGGCGGGTGCTGTTAAATGCCAGAAGTCGGAAGATGTCATCGGCATTGATGACCATGTCTGAGTCCACCATTAACAGGTGATCACAGTTAGATTCCAAGAACAATTTGGCGATGCTGTTGCGGACACGAGATACCACGGAGCATCCAGAGATATTTGCTAACTGGACTGCTACCCCGTGAGCCTGTGCTTTCACACAGAACTCGGCCAACGAAATGGCTAACTTGACGCTTATCTTAAAGTCGTAAGCAGGAAGCCCTATGAAGAGCTTTTTACCAACCAAATCGTAGGATTGTTCTCGGTTCATTTTTATCCGTAGAAAACTGTTGCGGTTACCGAAGAGCCACACCCAACGAAAATACCGTTAGGGCAGTAGATACCTTCGCCTGGGATCAACACGGGAAGACCAACCGTGCTAAAAGTTGCAAGTTCTAGCGCAATAACGCTGTACATCGTGACGTTTCCACTTGTAGTGGTAGTTACAGCATCTGCACAAGTAAATGTGTTGGCGCCTGTTTTTGTTATTGTGTATCCGCCATCCCGAGCTGTACCAGTAGTAAAGTCTAAAAACACACGATCACCAGTCTCAAGTCCGTGATCTGTAATAGTTACGGTAATTGTGGCGCTTGGGCTTGTGCGGCTATACGTTCCAGACTTATTGAAATCTGGATCGCATATACACACGCTTCTTAACGAAGAGGTCGCGCTTGTAACCGTGATTGACTTTAAACGTACCGGCTGATCAGTTACGAGTAACCCAGTGTTTTTTGCAATCGCAGATTTAACGTCATATTGCATGGACATGACCTATCTCCTAGCCGTAGAAAATAGTCATTGTGACGCTGGTAGAAGGTAACAAACAAAATAAACCTTCTTGTGCAAGAATGCCTTCACCAGGAATTAACGTATAAAACGCTGTACCAGTTGAACAATCTAATTCAACCAGAATGTTAGGGTACAAGGTTACATTGCCACTGGTAGTCAAGCTTGCCGTAGTTACTGTAAACGTGTTTTGCGTTACGTTTGCTACTGTGTAGGCGTTATCTACTGCTGTGCCGCTAGTAAAGTTAAGCGCAATTAAGTCGCCGTTTGATAATCCGTGATTAGCAATAGTCACCGTACAGGTTGTCGAACCCGGTATGTCGTAGGTTCCAGTCAAGGCACCAGCAGTATCAACCACGCACGAGTTAAAAGTAACTGACGTACTTGGAGATAAAACCACACCTTTTAGCCGTGCGCGAGCGCCATAAGCAAGCGATGAACTCGTTGCATGATACGACTTTACGTCATACTGCATCGCCATTTTGATTCTCCGTCTCTGGTGCGTCTAACCGATTAATTAACATTTTGTACGCCGCGATAGTGGCTTGGGCTTGAATCTGAAAGACTTGAGCCTTATTCAGTTCTTGCTCCAGAGCCGCTATCTCAGTTTCCAAAAACTCTTTGGTTATCTGCATCAGCTAATGCTTGTGCCAACGGTGATGTAGTGAGCAACTCCACCAATCAGGATCTTGATCCCTTTAGCAGTGCCGCCAACAGTACCGGTTGCAACGATGGTCGCAGCTGGGCCGGACTCAATGTTGAACAGGTTCTGAACTTCACCGGTCTGGCTTCCGCTGTCCGTAACACGGATAAACGAAGAAGCTGCGCCCAGAGTGACGTTAGTACCGTAGTCGGTGTCCAGCTGAAGAACAGCCAGCGTACCGCCCGGGGTGGTTGCAGTGCCGCCCAGAGTTGCACGGATTGCGTTAGCTGCGCCAGAAATCGTGCCGGTCGTATTGATCGACGTAGAAATGTGTGCGCCGTTGATCGTGCCTGCGGTTGCGGCGTTTGCACCGGTCACAACTGAGAAAGCGCGAAGAGTCTCGCCAGAACCAGTCGAGGTAAAGGCTAAACGCTGATAAGAAAGACGGGTATCACCAGTGGTCGCAGATGTAGATCCGTATGAGCTGGAAATATTAGATGCGGTGGTTACTGTGATGGGGGAAGAGGCGGTGCCTCCAATAAAGCCGTTGTCAGACGCGACTGGGCCTGAAAAGGTAGTACGAGCCATGTTGTCCTCGTGTAGTAGCACATCCCCGCACCGTCTCTACTAAGTCTGCTAGGCCAGTCGGTACAGGTGAAAATCCTAGACTTAACGACAGAATACAGAAAAAAGGGGGTTTTGCAACCCCCCTTCCCTTACGCTTAGGAAGCGCCCGGCGAACCGAACATTCCAAGCGGATCCGACCAGCCAAAGCTGTAACGCTCACGAGCCTTGTAACGGACGTTACCGGTGTCGAAGTCGCCGTCCATGCTGTTTTGCAGCGGAGTACGGACGAAGTGCTTCATGCCGTTGGGAACGTCAGTCGTCAAGTACCATGCGTTCGTATCCGTCAAGAAGTGGTTAACAGTGTAACCCTCGGGGATAGAACCATTGTTCTTGATGGCGTTGATGTCGTTGTCAGCCGTAGCTACGCGAAGCTCGGTCTCAAGCAGACGGGTCGCCACGAACATCAGTGCGGGCGGAACAATCAGCTTGCGGGGCTTGGCAGCGATCAGCAGACCACGCTCATCCGTCCAAGCTGCGATCTGAATAACGGCGGCCTCAAGAGAGGTCTCGTTCAGGTCAGCAGGCGTGGCCGGCTCGTTAGAGTTAACTCCACCCGACACCAGGGGGTGATCAGTAGCAAACAGAGGTTTGCCATCGCCACCGGTGTAGTTAAGGGAGAACCCGTTGTTAAGCACGTTGGCGGCTTTAACTTGTTTGGTATAAGCCATAGCACGAGCCAGTGCCTTGGTGTACCGGGACGACAGGCTGTCGTACAGGTTGTCCTCGATTGCCTCTTCGGTGATCGAGAAACCCAGGGCGATGGTTTCGTGGTTGTAACGTGCAGT